CCATCTTTAAGATAGATGTTACCATTACCAGAATCCAAATTAATGGCAACACCAACATCAATAGTAAGATTACCAGACGATGTAATATTATTTCCATTTACATCTAAGTTACCACCTAGCTGTGGAGAGGTGTCACTTACAAGATCAGTAGATATTGTTGCAAAACTTAATTGTCCAGAGCCATTTGTTTTAAGTACCTGTCCATTTGAGCCATCAGACGAAGGAAGAACAAATGACAAGTTACCACTAAAATCACTGTGAGCAGGAGCTTTTAGTTCAACGTAGTGTGCGTTATTTGACTCGCAATAAAACCTTATAGCTGCAACATTACCTGTACCTGTACGTATAGAGATAAGTCCATCTGCAAGTGTAACACCACCAGTAGAGCCATTACCACCAAACGTAGCACTGCTACTATTGCTTAGTGCAACTGTACCTGTAGCATTAGGAAATGTAATTGTACGATCTGCTGTTGGATTTGCAAAAGATACTGTAGTCTCGTTACCATCTGCACTAGAGCCTTCAACAATAAAACCTGAATCACTTAGATACAAACCACTTACTGTAGGACTTGTAAGAGTTTTGTTTGTTAATGTTTTTGTCGTAGCTGAAAAATATGTGTCAAGTAAATCTACATCACGATAACCTATTTCATTACCATTATCAAACATAAGTATAGCATCATTACTAGCTATAGCTGTACTTGTATCAACACTTACTGCACTAAAGTCAGCTACTGCGTTAAGCTCTGCACCTGTGGCGTTAAGCCCTGTAACATTGTTAGCTTGACCTGCTGTACTATCTACATAAGCCTTAATAGACTGTTGCGTTGCAAGTTTAGTTGCACTATTACTACTAAAATTATCTTCATCTGCAATATCAGTTACTGTTACTGTGCCATCTGATAAACTACCAAACTGTATAGTACCTGATGAAGTAATACCACTTGATCCATTGTTAATAGAACCAAAGCCACTTGTTATGCTACCATTATTAAGAGCACCCACAGATGTAACGTTAGTAAGAACACCTAAGTTTCCTGCAAGAAAAGTAGATAGATCATCTACAGAAACTTGTTTCATAGTGCCATCATCATTTAAAACAACTCTATCTGCAGCAACAACAGTAGTAGAAGTGGCAGAAGTATCTCCATCTAAAACATTTAGTTCAGTGGCAGTAGCAGTTACACTTGTTAAATCTGTAGGCGCAATAGCAATATTTCCAGTGCCATCAAAAGACTTACCTGCTATAGTTACAGCACTTGCTAATGCTGTAGCAGTCGAAGCATTTCCTGTAACAGCACCTTCAAGGTTAGCTACAATTGTCCCTGCTGTACCTGAAAAAACCTCACTATTATTTGTTGCATCTGGTATAAATGTAAATTTACCTGCGCTATCGTCAAAACCAAAAAAGCCTACTTTAGCAGCAGAACCTGTATGGTATCTAAACTCTATACCACGATCTTTGTTGTCATCTGCTGAAGGCGCTGTATCTCCCCCAACAGTAAAAACAGGATCATCTATTGTAACTGTAGTGCTGTTTACCGTAGTAGTTGTACCGCTAACAGTTAAATCTCCTGTAACTGTTAAGTTTTGACTCATAGTAACATTACCACCAGAAGCAATTGATATTGCGTCTGTATCACTAGATGAACCTATATTACCACCATCTGATATTACAAGACTACCACCTGTAATAGCTCCTGTAGTGGTAATTGTACTAGAGCCAGTGTCAATACTACCAAAACCAGATGTAATAGATCCAGAGTCAAGAGCACCTGTAGTTACAAGGTTTGGCATTGCTGTAATTTCATCATCAAAGTATGCAGCAAGATCTGTAACAGCAACTTGTACCATTGTACCATTATCATTTAGTACAACACGATCTGCATCTGCTACAGTTGTTGAAGTAGCTGAAGTATCTCCATCTAAAATATTTATTTCTGTTGCTGTAGAAGTAACAGCAGTTCCATTTATTGCTAGTTTATCTGTGACAACATTAAATGTACCATTGTCCTCAATTCTAGCTACTTCTGTTCCATCTCTTTGTTGAAAGATAATATCTTTAGCATCTACAACAGGTCTAATAACTACATCACTAGATGAGTTAGTAATTCTAAGTATTTCTGTGCCACCATCTTGAAATTTAAAATCTCCACCGTCAGCATCTAAAATAATATCTCCTGCTACATCAACGGTTAAGTCTCCAGAACTAAGATCAATTTCAGTTCCATCAATAGTAATATTATCAATTACTACACCTGCATTAGCTGTAACCGCCCCAGTAACCCCTAGTGTTCCTCCTATAGAGGTATTACCAGTTGTATCCGCAACAGTAAATTTATTGGTGTCCATAGTAAGACCACCATTAATAACTACCGCACCTGAAGCTGTAACTGTTGTAAATGTAGCTGCACCTGCACTGTTAGCACCAATAGTTACACCATCAATTGCACCACCGTTAATATCTGCAGTAGTTATTGTAGTTGTTCCTGAAGCTGTAAGATCAGTAAATGTACCTGCAGCAGCACTGTTACCACCAATAATAGCACCGTCAATTGTACCACCATTTATGTCTGCAGTATCAGCTACAAGATCATCTATTAAAGCTTGTCCATCAACGTATAAGTTACGCCACTCAGAACCTACAGCACCAAGATCATGTGTATCATCAGCAGAAGGAGTTATAGCAGAAGCAACATCAGCAGTAAGAGTAACTGTATCTGTAGCTGCATTACCAAGAGTAGTGTTTCCGTTTACTGTTAGATTTGCGGTAATAGTAGCACTTTCATCTACAGTAAGAGTATCTATTGTAGCTGTGCCATCAATAAATAAATCTTTAAATTCTAAACTAGATGTACCAAGATCAATGTCATTATCAGTTACAGGGACAATAGCACCGTCTTGTATACGTATTTGTTCTACTGCAGCAGAAGAGACCTCACTGAAAAAACCAATACGATTGTTAGATGTGTCTATCACTACTTTGTTTAATGCATCACTGTCAGCTATGAGAGGTACATATGCACCCTCAGTAGAACTACCATCATGTTTGT